AAAGAATATAAAAAATGGATTCGGGGGGTGAAAACCTCCGACCTTTCCTTCGAGCAGGAATCAATGAACTGGGTAGCCTCATTCGGCTCAACAGATGAAGTGAAGCGGACTGCTACCGAAAAGCTGCAAGTAGTTCGTGAAGAAATCAAAAGAAGAGAGGGTTATTCAGACGTAGCATGATGGAAAAGAAAACGATACCTGATTGGGTCATCAAGGCTATGACTCCATTAGACCATAAGAGAGATTGTATGGCATTTTGTCGGGATTTCTACATAGCGATAAGGGTACTGCCAAATGAAGCTCGCTTAGAGGCTTATGATGCGATTATGGACTATGCTTTTCAAGAGCGGCTACCTGTTCAAGGAACTGTCGGTCATTTAGCAGTGGCTATGGTCGATGGGAAAATCGACATCCCCGATTTTGAGAAAAAATCAGACGATATATCTATTATTCATGATAGTATATTAGATATAAAAGAAAAAAGAAAATATAAAAAGAAAAAAGAAAAGGAACTGAACGATGAACAACAGCAGAAGTTCGAAATCTTTTGGAAAATCTACGACAGAAAAGAGGGGAAGTCCCTCTGCCAACAAATTTGGGCTAATTTATGTGAAGAAGATGTGGACATCATCATAAAAACCGTACCTTTGTATGTCCGTTGGAAGTCAGATGTGAAGTTTCGCAAGATGCCTGCTACATATTTAAGGCAACGATGCTGGGAGGATGCCATCCCTCAGGAGTTTTTTGAACAACCACAACCGCAGTCATCCGGATATGAACCCCCCAAAAATGCAATATATTGACCAGGTTCAAGGCTATGTCCTTGGGATTTTAATGAACAAGGATATGCGTGGTGAGGCAGGCATAGTGAACCTCCGTGATGAATACTTCACGGGGGGCTATGCCCAATGCTTTCGAGCCATTAAAGACCTCTACCATCAGCAGAAGCCGATAGACCCTATATCGGTTTCTAAAAAGATGAAGGAGCTTAAATTAGTCCCCGATGTGGTCAACTACACTGTATGGCTCGGTGAGTCTGCAATGGCTGTTCAACACTGGCACACCTACAAAGCCGACCTGTTTAGCCACTACAAAGAGCGCAGGCTTCAAGAGATTAAGGCTGAACTTGCTAAAAACTTTGATATTCAGAAGGCTTTTGATGATTTCGTAGAGCTGAATAGCGAGCAAATAGGCTCAATATCGCAGGATGCTCACGGAGCAGCTATGGAGTTAACCCAAAAGTTAATTAGGATTAAAGATGGGCAAGAGAAGGTTCAGATTAGCCAAACCTACCTACGCCCACTCGATAAAATTATATCAGGGTTCTCATCTCCCGACCTTATTCTATTGGGCGGCAGACCCGCTCACGGGAAAACGACATTAGGCTTGCAGTTAGCCTTCAATATGGCGCACAATGGGCATTCAATCGGATTCATTACGATGGAGATGTCGAGGCAACAACTCGTGTCAAGGCTTATATCCAACGTATCGAGTATCAATGGCTATAAGTTCAACAACGTTGATAAGGATATGTCTATTGAAGAGGTCAATGTAATAGGAAAGTTTGTGGATAAACTCAAAAGCCTTAAACTCTATATCTCCGATTTACCCCACGCTACAACGCAGACAATCGAAGCCGAAGTAGTCCGTTTGAAAAGGCAGCACAACATCGAGGGGATATTTGTCGATTATTTGCAGTTAGTATCGCCTACAAAGGAAGATTCTACACGAACCAAGGTAGAACAGGTTACAAACATTTCGAAGCAATTTAAGGCACTAAGTAAAAGGCAAAACATTTGGGTGTGTGTAATATCCTCTTTGAGCCGTGAAAGCGAGAAGAGGGTGGATAAGAGGCCTTATACGAGCGATTTGAGGGAGAGTGGTCAGTTGGAGTACGATGCGGATAAAATCATCTTCGTACATAGACCTGTCGCTTTTATGCACGAGAGCGACCCCGACTATGCTAAGGTGGAGAACATTATGGAGATTTTGGTTCGTAAGAACAGGAATGGAGAAACGGGAACTGCTATGGTCAACACCGATTTGAGGTATACGAGAGTGAGTGAATTTGCATCAACTGACTTAACACCATTCTAATGATTGGCAGGAACGATATGGAAACCATGAACATGATAACGGATGTAGTATCCGATTATCTGAACGTGCCGAAAGAGTTCATTTTTGACACCACGAGGAGGAGGTCGGTCATAACGGCTCGGTACTTATGCATCGCCTTTATAAGGGAATACACGAGGTCTACACTGAAAGATATAGCCGACTTTTTCAACAAAAAAGACCACTCGGTTATCGTTCATGCCGTACAAACCCATAAAGATTTATTAGATTTTGACAAGAAATATATGGAAATTTGTCAGAATATAAGGGAATTGTTCGATGATAATGTAGAGTCAAAAGTAAAAATGCCTGCCGCATACACCATACAAAAGGATGGAAAGTTCTACGGGGTGTTCAGCAGGTACAAGAAAGCCCTTAAATGCGCCCAAGAAATGGATGCTACAATCGTTGAAATTAAACACCTAACCTGTTAATATGCCAAGAAAACCAACAGCATCGGCATTCGAGCATTTGTATAACAAAATCGTAGATATGCCTCCAATGATTATGAAAAGGTCGTTGGTGGAATTACTAAAAAGCTGCCAAAATACCTTTAAGGCTCAGATTATCGATGCCTACGAAGAGGGGTACAAAAACTACACTATCCCCCGAAGGTATAATTGGACAGGCCTTAGATACTTCGAAGTTAAATACGGCATACTTAGGCCAGAAAAAGGAAAAGGCATGAGAGCGTCTTACTTCATAAACACGAAGCTGGTTGCCGAAAGAAAAAGTCCCTTCATATCAAGTTCAAAAAATAAACCCCAAACCAATGAATAAAAAACCATCAGTTTATGCAACAGGCATCTTTGCCACAGAAAAAGAAGCCAAAGGAACAAGAATTATGGACATATCTATGAAAGTAGATAAATTTGTCGAGTTCTTAAACAACAATGTAGATGCCAAAGGGTACGTCAAAATCAGCCTATGGCCGAAAAGAGAAACCGACAGGTTCGGCACACACAATCCAGTCGTCAATGAGTGGAGGCCCGAAAACTACGGGAACGCCCCTGCAAAACAAGGGTACAGCTCATCGCGGCAGAGTGGTGATGACGACCTCCCATTCTAAGTTTGGCAATAAGAAGATAGTCGAGGCTGATGGTACGAAGTCCGATAGCAAATTAGAGTCCTATTTGAAGGGTCGGCTTGAAATGCTACGGATTCCGTACACTCAGCAGGTTAGTCATATTCTTATGCCCTCGTTCCGCTACAAAGGAGAGTTGATTAGGCAGATTGCCTATCGGCTCGACTTTGTGGTTCAGGGCAGATGGGCAGTAGAAACTAAGGGGTTCTTTACCCCCGATGGGAAGATGAAGTGGAAGATGTTTCTTCATCAGTATGGTGTTCAGTATGAACACTGCTTCATCTTAAAGAATAGAAAAGAATGCGATAATTTTGTGAACAACATTTTAACCCAAAAAACAACACTTAACCTATGAAGTTAGTAAGACTTACTCAAATTGATGGTAAGTTTCCTAATCTTGCCCTAATGAAACTTTCTCATTGGCATAAAAAAAACGGAGATAAAGTTTTTTTTGAAAACTCTATTGCAAAAGGAATGTTTGAGCCTAATTACGACATTGTTTACGGGAGTGCCATTTTTAGCACATCCAATAAAAAAATAGAATTGTTTAGGCAAAACTTTCCAGACTCTATTGTTGGCGGTACTGGGACTGAAGATAATTCGACCACCGTAGAAAGTGTATTAAACCTATCTGAGTACGAGTATTATGATTACGATATTTACCCTGATTTTGATGCCTCTATTGGATTTTCTCAAAGAGGATGTAGGCTAAGGTGCAAGTTTTGTGTAGTGCCAAAAAAAGAGGGAAAAAACGCCAACAGCAATACTATTTACAACATTTGGAAGCAAAACCCAAGAAATAAAAACAAGAAAATCCATCTATTAGATAATGATTTTTTTGGGCAGCCAAATTGGCAGGAGCGTGCCAATGAAATTATTGATGGAAACTACAAGGTGTGTTTTAATCAAGGCATAAACATAAGGCTTATAGACGATGAGGGCGCATCGTATCTTGCAAAGATGAAAATAAGGGATGATAGCTTTAAGTCTAAAAGAATATACACCGCTTGGGACAACAAAAGAGATGAGGCTATATTTATGAAGGGCATCAATAGCATCCTAAATGCGGGGATAAAGCCAAAT